GTTCTTTAGAGTCTTCTCCTTGTTGTGCTATTAATAGTATTTTTTCTTCTTTTACAAGGAAAGGTCTGAATACAACGGTTTGATCAGTTGATGGTAACTTTGTTGTAAATGTTGGTATGTCAATTTTAGGTAAACCCATAATATCTCCAAATTGTTAATTATTTATTCTGGCTTTTTTAATCTACTCCAACTAGAGAATGCCAATTCAACAGACAATTTAAGATTTTCTTGTGATGAAAAACTTAATTGAATAGGATTGACATTTTTAGGAAAGGCGTCTCTTAACTTAACAGTGTAAATGTAATCTCCAAAAGTAATTGTCTCAACAGGCACAATGCTCCTTGTTGCGGGTCTTTCTACCAAATCATTAGTCAATTTTGATATTTGAAAATCACTACTATAATCTTTTGGATATTTTGTTATATTTTGATGTAATTTTTTTCCATTATCTGTTAATGGAATAACAGAATCTTGCCACATATCAAAAAAGTCTTTTACAAACATATCATCTGTTAATGTGAAGTTTAGATTCATAGTTCCAGCAAAATTATTAGAATGTATGTATTCTCTAGTAATACTACCAGATCTAAATGGTGAAGTTGCTAAATTTCTTCCAGGCAAAGCGACAATATCACAATAAAATTTCATATCTCTAAGTTTGTCTTTGACATCTTTTGGCAGACTTGTGATAAATCCGCCAGAAAAACCATGAGCCAAAAATTTATTTGCTTTAGCTACACCGCCGTGTTTTTGTACATTTGCTAAAAATTGTCTTGTGAATGAACTAGTATTCATAACATCCTTAATGAATCTTTCCAAACTTTTTGTTTGTTTGTTGTAAAATGCTCTATTGGTAAAAATACTGCAAATCTTAATTGGTCAACTCCTTCAATTGTCATTCCATTTTGTCCTTGAACATGACTAATTAAATATTGTTTTATGCATGGTGCGACTATTTTATTCTTTTTTAATGAATTCCAACTTATTCTTTTTCCAAATCTAACAGCATCTAATAATTGTGCTCTGTATTGATATGGTAAATAGTGGAAATTTAATCCCCAAAATCTATCACTTTCTTTTGAAATAATCATAGACATAGGAAATCTATCATAATATGGCAATTTTTTCTCATGTTTAGCTTTATATCTAAAAATGGTCAATTTTGCTTCATCAATACCTCTTGGTCTAACTAATGTTGATTTTTCTATTAGCTGATCTGAGGTCATACTCTTATCATCAAACTTTACTGTCAAGTTTCTTCTAAAATTTCTTAGTTGATGTCTAAACCATTGGGCAGATCTTATGTTTTCTTGCGGAATTTGCCTTCTGTTTATAACATCTGTTAAAATTTCTACTAAATTACCACTACTTTTTGCCATTTTTTCTTTTTTTCTTGATTCCTAAGTCATATTCATCTTGAATTAGGAAGTGCCAGCCTCTATTTTTACAAAATTCTTCTGCGGCCTTCCATTTTGCTTCATTTTTTGCGTATTTTTTGGCTTCGTTGATGAATTTTCTTGATTTTTCACGTTTTTTGGGAGGTTTTGTCTCCCTATTTGGTTTAACTTCAATAATTACGACCTTTTTATTCGTAAACTTCACCCAAAAGTCAGGAAAGTAACGATGTATCTTCCTATCTAAAGGCGATCTGTATGGAATTATCACTTCTTCTGAAGCCCACTGTTCAACTTGCGGTGACAAGTCAAGTTTTTCCATCACTTTCTTTTCCCAACCTGATCTATATACAATTTTGGTTGGATTACCTTTATATTTATTTGGATTTACTGGTTTATATTTACCTTTTTTAATCATCTGAATAAATAGAATTAGGTTAATATCATATACTTATATTTAGAGAGAATTTCAATGGCAGATCCAAACGTAGTAATGAATGGTGCATCAGCACAAGTACCAATTGCTGGTGCTAGTTTTGAGATCACACAAGGTTCACAAACAACAAACACAAAAATATTTAAATATCCATTAGATATTGGTGCAGATGAATCTGACACACAAAATTTTGTATTATTCTATGCAAAACCAGGTGGACCAAGAAATAGACAAACTCAAGGACTAGGAAGAAACTCATCTTTGATTGCATTACATATTCCACCAGGTTCATTACAGACAAACTTTCAAGGTAATTATGAAACTATGGTCGGTGGCAAAGTTTTTGAAGACAATGGAATAAATTTAGCAACTGTTGCGACTGGTGCTGGATTAGCATCTTTAGTGAGTGCAAACCCTATTGTTGCATCAATCGGCGCGGTTGTTGGTGCGGGTGTCAGTTCTGTAACACAATATATGGCAGGACAAGAACCAAAAGGTTTTTTTGAAAACTTAAAAGATGCGGGAGTTGCTGCAGGAACATTAGCAGCGGGTGGACTATCACAAACTGGTGTATTAAATCCAATTACTGTAGGTGCTGGTGTTGCTGTAAATCCACATATGGCTTTGACATATCAAGGTCCAGGAGCTTTTAGGGAACATAAATTTGATTTTGATTTTTATCCAAGAACTTATGAAGAAGCGGAAGAAATATCATCTATTGTAACTCAATTTAAAAATAGAATGTTGCCAGAATTAAATGATTTTGGATTTTTAAAAAGTATCTATTTTAATTTTCCACATGAATTTTTTATTGAATTTTTTATTAAATCTGAAGATGGTCATAAAAAGTTTAAACAAATGGGAATTAAAAGATCTGTTTTAACTGATATGAATCTCAATTTTGATGCAGAACAAGGTCCGGCATTTTATGATCCTCCTGATAAAAACAAAGATCCAATGCCTGTTCATACAAAGATGCAGTTATCTTTTAGAGAAACAGAATTTATTTTATCTTATAAAGGATCAGCAACAGATGATATGGATACAGTTATGGGAGATGAATAATGTCACAGTATTTCGTAAATTTACCAACAACTTATTACAAATATGATTACATAACAAATTCTGCTGGAAATCAAATTGAAAAGGTTCATGAAAAGTTAGTCACAGACATTACTTTGAGAACAAGGTTAAACAAAACAGTAAAATCAAAACTATTATCATACTATAAGTATAATGTTGGATTTAATCAAAGACCAGATTCAATAGCACATGAATATTATGGTGACGTAAAGTATACATGGCTAGTATTTTTAGCAAATAATATATTTGATCCAATTTTTGATTGGCCGATGTTTGGTGATCAATTTGATTCTTATGTTGCGTCAAAATATGGAAGTATAACGGAAGCTCAAAATAGTGTTCATCATTACGAAGAAATTATTCAAAGCTTTCAACCAGCCACGGATACTACTCCTAGAATTGAAGAAAGGTCTATAGAAGTTGATGAACTAAGATTTCAAGGTTTGCAAATTCTAAGTCCAGAAAAATCCAAAACAATTACAAATTATCAATATGAATACGATTACAATGAAAAAAAGAAAAATATAGTTCTAATTGAAGATATCTATGCGGAAGAATTACAACAAAATTTGAGAGAATTATTAAAAAATGTTTGACAATTATGATACATTTGTTGCTGATCCAGCTTCAAATAGACTCTCAAATACATCTAGAAATCCAGTATCAGTAGGTGAAATTTCTATTAGTAATATGAGGATTATTAGTCCTCATAACTATTCAATCGCCGTTGACATTTCTAAAATTTTTACACAATTGTCACTGACCGAGGATTTATTTTCTCCATACATAAAGGGATTTGTTGAGATTGTTGATTCATTTGGTTTATATGAAGAAATGCCAATAATTGGAGATGAATTTTTTCATTTTACATTTTACTCTACTGGTGCAGGACCAGAAGATACTGTTGATAGATATTTTAGAATAATTAAGGTTACAGATTTTAATAAACATCAAGATAATGATAGAGTTTTTACATATAAACTTCATTTTGTTAGTATGGAATATATTTTCAATTTGAAAACAAAAGTTCAAAAGAGTTATCCATCACATTTAGTACATCAAATAGTTGAAGACATATATGATAATTATATTAAAAGTTCTATTGACTCATTTTATCCAGATTCCGCATATCAAAAAGATATAGAATTAGAAATGACAAAGGGTGAACATAATATTGTTATACCAAACTATAGTCCATTTCATGCTATAGAATTTTTATCAGAAAGAGCGGAGAGTTCAGAAAAAGTTTCTTCAACTGGTGCTATGTTTTCATTTTATGAAACATTGAGAGAAGGATTCAAGTTTAAATCTTTAGAATCTTTAATGTTAAATGATCCTTCTCTTACTTATGTATATGCACCAGA